TGCAAAGTCTGTTTGACCCTCCCATTCAAATCTAACTGAAGATCCAGATACTATATTTTTAAATTGATGTATTGCATATTTATTTGACGCAAGTTGGTCAACCCTAACATCATTTTTTGTATCAACATCTATATAGTCTTGTGCTGAATAAATAGTTGAAAGGTTGTTATTATCTCCTGGTAAAATATTAATTTCTTCACGTGTATAAAGTTCATATCCTGGGCTAGGTGACGGACTGATTGATGGGCTTTCAGATGGACTTTCTGATAAACTGACTGAAGGACTAACTGATGGACTTTCGCTTGGGCTTATACTAGGTGAAACACTAACTGATTCTGATAAACTAATTGATGGGCTTTCACTTAAACTTACAGATGGGCTAATGCTACTTGATGGACTTACCGATAAGCTTTCGGATGGACTTGCTGATAAACTAACTGAAGGACTTATGCTACTTGATGGGCTAACAGATGGGCTTTCACTTGGGCTTTCACTGCTACTTATACTCGGGGACACTGACACTGATTCAGATAAACTTATGCTTGGACTTTCACTCAAACTTTCACTTGGACTAACTGATGGACTTGCTGATAATGAAAAACTTGGTGAAATACTTTGCGACGGACTGACACTTGGTGAATCTGATGGTGACACTGACGGAGATGAACTTACTGATATTGACGCACTCACACTTGGACTTACACTTGGTGATGTTGACCCTCCAGGACCAATTTCAATATCATTATTTAAATTTACAAATAAATCATTTATATCATCATTGAAAAATATAGGTTGAAATCTACCTCCATTATTTCCAACTGTTCTTCCTGCACATACATATCTTAAATCATCCCATGTATTCTCACTATATATAGTCTCAGCTGACCATGTTGCCATTCCATCAGTTGATTTTTTATATCTACATCTAACATTAGACTCCCATGAGAATCCAATTAAAAACATAGCATATACATCCCCAGTTTGTTGATTCATAAACATTCCAGCCTGTGCTAATTTTGCTGTATTTGAATATATATTTGTTTTTGCAGTAATTGTTGGGCTTGCAATACTATCAACTGCTATATCCCATGTTTTCATGTTATCAGTGGTTGAATTGTAGTTAGAATGAGCCGTAAACAATAAATGGTTATTAGAATGTCTAATAACACCATCCATGTTTATATAATAATTTTTATATGTCATGCTACTGCTTATACTTGTTTCTGTCCAGGTATTTACACTATCATCATACATTTTTAAAGAAACCTCATTTGCACTATTGTCCCAAAATACACAAGCCACATCATTATCATCAGATGTATTTGCTGGATATAATAATGCCCAATCATATTCAGTTGCTGTTTCAAAAGGGGTTGATATTGCCGTTCCTGCTGTTGCAAAATTATCACTTGATTTATATGCACCTATCTTACTTGGAGTACAATAAGCAATAATTATATTTCCAGATAATGTTTTAGTTACTGCCAATCTGTTGTTGTATGGATTAGAGCTTGTTCCCGTAGATGTATCCACATATCTTCTAGATCCCAGTGTGCCAGTGCTAATATCTAGCGTCTGATATGTTATTCTATTTAGCGTATCATATGCTGTTACAAAATGTACTAATGTTCCATTATCCCCTGGAACTTCCTGGTCAAAAAATGCGGCTAAGTTTGGAATAGTTCCTGACATTATAGCCACTTGGCTCCCCCATGTTGTTCCACCATTTATTGTTTTTTTATATACTAAATCTATTGCTCCATTGATATATATAATATATCCAGTGTCTTTATCTAACCAATAAGGGCCAGCTACCCCAGTTCCTCTATCCAGATAAGTATAGCAATTAGACTCAACTTGAGTGTCCGCATCAGTATAAACAGGAAACACTGCATCTTCTAGATAACTAACTGGAATTTCTTTAATGTAATATAATTTTCCATCTACGTTTTTTAACCATGATTTAATTGATAATGTTTTACTCTTTGAACTATCCCAAACTTTAGCTGTTTTTAATTTTGCTTCTTTCCCGAGTTTTAAATCTTCTTTTATTTCAAAATCATCTTTTCCATTCCATTCTGTATCAAAGCTGTTTTCTATTTCAAACCATATTTCTAAATATTTTGCTTCTGTTGGAATATTTCCTAAGCTATTTATATTATTTATTTTGGTTATTTTTCTCCATAGATTATCATTTGTGATAATTCCTAAATCAATTCCAGTAAGAAAAGCATCATCGTATATAACACCATCATCACTTTCGTCTGATTCCCCGTCTATTTCTTTTGAGTTTGTTTTTTCTAAAACTTTTAGAAGCTTTCTATTTAATTTATTTTGTTTTTTATCAAATACAATGTTACCAGAATCCCATACTATTTTATGTGGATTAAAGCTCAATTCATTTTCACCAATTATATATCTAATAGGCTTATCATCTTTGATATTTTTTGATAATTTTGTTTCAAATAAAATATCACCACCCATTCCTGAATCGGTAGTTTTTTTGATAGTTCTTTTAATTGTTAGATACTCTGGTTTCATTTATTTTTTTAGTTTATCTATGTCTTCTTGGGTCCATCCTTTTACTGGCATGAATCGTTCTATTAACCAACTCAATGGTTTTGTTTGTTTTTCGTATTTGTTAAGCCAAAACATTTTTCTTATTTTAGCTTTACATCTAGAAACATCATTTCCTGATTGAGGATATGGAAAACTGAAATCTCCTCCTTGAGTTCTGAACATATGAGCATACCATGTATTATGATTTACCATTACCTTACCTCCAGATAACCATGTTTTTCCTGCTACTTCTATTCCCTGATTGCCCCATGACCCGAAACTTTCATCGCTTATATTTAATTCCCAATATTTTGTTCGTGCCATCATGAAACAGCTACCTTGCAAGCTCATTGTTTCTGTTAATCCTGTATGTTCTAAATCTTTTTTATATTTTTTTGTTTTTGTATATTCATTGAAGTATTGAAAATGTGGTGTTGAATCGAAACAATATGAATTACTTTGTGGTCGTTCTTTACCTACCCACATCATTTTTCTTCTTATCTTTTTTGTTTCTCCACAATCTGGACATACTTCTGGAGTTGGTCCTTGATATTTTTTCCATCCACAGCTATAACATTTCCAGTCATATGCCCATAGATTTCGCATTGTTGGAACCATTGTCCAATCATCCTGCATTGCGTCTATCATCTTTCTGTCGAACCCCTTATCAAATGAACAATGTGCGTCCACTTTCATTACATACTTAGCTGTTGATAATTTACATGCTAAATTAGTTCCTGCTCGTTGACCTACACTTTTATTTACATGAATTACATTTACTCTTTCATGCTGTGGTATTCCTGGATCTGCCCAGCTACCATCTAATACTGCTATTATTTCTGTATCCGCTTCTATATTTTCTAAAATGTTTTCTATTGTTTTTGCTAGGAACATTTCATTCCTTGCTGGGATGAGTATGCTTAATTCTTTCATAGGTTTGATAGGTTTTTATAATTACTTACTACTGTTGTCCAAGGCGATGAAAATTTCCAGTGATATATGTATTTGAAATGTTTGTAAACTTCGTCGTAATTATAACAACGACTTTCTGAATCATGCAATACAATATAATCTGCATTATCTTTCCATTTAATTGCGTCCATTGCTCGTCTATCTTTTTTATGATCTATTAGTATTACACTGTAATGTCCTTTCACTTCTATGTCATCCCAGTTTTCAACTAATCGTGTTCTATGTGTTTTACTTTGAAATGTTTTTATAAAATCAAAGAATTCTTTTTCGTCTTCGTAACTGTATAATGGGCGTCTAGCTTCTGCACACATCCAGTGAAGTACTGGTGTTGAGAATAATCCTGCTCCTAATTCCATTACTGGCCCATCTGTTTTTTCTATGCATCTCATTAAAGATGGTATATGGGTCGTCCATGATTTATTCAATTTCATACTTTTTAAATATATCTATTAGTCCTTGTGGAACTAATACTTTATTAATTTTATTTTTTCCATATATGCATACACCTATATTATCATTACCTAAATCTACTGCACGCTTATCAAATGGATGAAAATGTAATACCTTTAATGGTTTATTTGCTATTTCGTATGTTTTTAAAATGTCTCTTTTCCGTGTTGCCATATTATACGTGATGTTTATTTTTTTCATCTTGTCTTTAATATGGTATTTGTTGTGTCTAGTTAATGCAAGCAATGCTATTTCTTCATTTCGTCTGTATTTATATACCGCAGTTCTAACCCATTCAAAAAACTCTTTTGAGCCATTGTTAAAAAATATTGTTCCAGTGCTCCATCGTCTATTTACATTCTGATTGACTCTAGTAATTCCATAATCAGTTATTCCAATCATACCATTCTCTAATCCAATTTCTTCTTCTGTTATTTTTTCTAATTCGAATGCGTCTGTATCATGAAACCAATATAGCTCGTTTTCTATTAACCCTTTTTCAAATAATGTTATAATTGCATTTATTTTACTTGCGGTTGGTGAAAACTTGCAGAAGTTATTTACGTGTAATACTATTGACTTTACTCCATTATATTCCCATTTGAAATTTGTTACTAATATTATATCTTCTCTTTTCCAACCTAATCTTAAACTATTATCTATTTGAATTTTAACTAATATTTCATCTTCATTTTCCCATAAATCATTTCCATTTTTTGAAACTCCTCTATTAAATGTTTTACTAGGATTAATATATATTAGTAAGTTTTTCATACCTTTCTAAATTTCAAATAATCTCTTTTGTCTTTTCTAACGGTTAAAACATCTTCAAGAATAAACCCAAGTGGTTCTACAAATTCTTTCAGTTCTTGTGGTGTCCATTCTTGGTAATGAAATGGGTCATTGTCTAATCCTTTTATTGGATTTGCGATATATAAACATTTTGTTAATATTCTTTTTGATTCTATAAGTGCTTTTTCTGGAAACTCAAAATGTTCTAATACATCTCCCATAAACACTGCTTCAAACTCATCATCATTGAACTGTAATTTATACGAATCACCTAACATTACATTAGCTCCGTTCTCTTGTGCTAATCTAACTGCTTCTGGTTCATTGTCTACCCCGATCGCATTTAACATTGCTGTTATTTTTCCATCTCCTGCACCATTATCTAATACTCTATTTTCCTTTATCCACTCAACTACTTTATCTGCGTGCCGTGAATACTTGGTGTTTTTGTCTTCATACATCTTCCAGTGATACGCTCCTAATTTATGATATTTTGTAAATTCCATATGTTAATTATTACTTTTATTCCACTTTTTTATTATTTCGTCATAATATGGTTTCCATAAGTCTAACGAATATTTCCAACACGCTTCATTGTTTGATGGATTTTCTTTTGTTCCATTTGAATGCGTTCTTGAAAAACTTCTATGCTTATGTGCGTGCCATGTATTTTTATTTAACATTAACTTACCTCCTGCTTGCCATGTCTTCATAGTCATCTCTACGCTGTCCTGATAAAGTGGTCCGTAATTTTCTGTATCTAATTCTACTATTACTTTATTCCACCAACTTCGTTTCATTAACCAACAGCTACCTTGCATAGCCATTGTTTCATCAACCATTATATCTTTACGCTCCTTTGTTCTACTTTTCCATCGTTGTCCTGAAAACTTTATATTTTCTTGTATAACAAGTCTTTCATAATCAACGTAATCGATATCCATTCTTTTCCATTTCACTGGATCTAAGAAATATCTCCTTGGTGTTACTATCCAATTATCTTCAATGTGATCTAGTAACTTAATATCGTATCCTTCATCAAATGCTGAGTGTTCGTCTGTTCGCATTATATATTCTCCGTTTGATACTGCGACTCCTGCGTTTATAGCACCTCTCATTCCCCTATTTTTACCAAGATGTACTGTTTTTATTCTATCATCTTGTGGTAATGGTTCTGCTATCCAATATCCATCTAATACACATACTATTTCTAATTGGTCACCTAACTTAGAATTTTTTAATAAGTCGCTGACTGTTTTATGAAGCAGTGGATCTTTATATGATGGAATAATTATACTTAGTTTTACATTTGGCATATACATTATTAATTAATAATTTTCTTACATTGAGGATTAGATTAACTAACCCCCAAAAAAGAAAAATATTACCTATTAATATTTATGGTATACTTATTAATGCTTTCACAGCTTGTGGAAGAACCACTGTCCCAGCTATTCTTGAAACGACACGAATTGCTGTTTGATCTTTAGTAAATGCTGTTTCTGTATCGTTAGATACTTTAACACTCATTTGCTGTCTATCACCCAGGTAATACGCACGTTTTAGATCACCAAAGTAAATCTTTGATTCTGCTAGATTGTTGTCTTCAACGACTGGAAATCCATGAAATGTTGCTGGTTGTCCTACTGCAACTGGATCTGACCATAGATAACGTCCGTCATTATCTTTAAGTAGTCTTAGCTCTCTGATGTTATTTCTATTTACATAGAACTTAGCATTTTGGTTATATTTTCCAGGAAGGTCATATTCCAAATTGATAAGATTGTCAAAACTTAGATTTCCAGAACATGTTCGTTCTTTAATTCCACTTGTTCCAACTCCAACAGAATAACCCATTGGCTGTGTGCTGTCGTTTCCTGCTGTAATTACTCTATCTTCTTCATCGCCGATTGCTTCTGAAAAAAGACCGATAATCATGTTAACAACATCGAAGTACTCTGAATCAGCTACTAACTCATCAGATGCGTACAGAATTGCCGCCATCTTTTTAGCTGTAAGAGTCTTTTGCCCGAAATGAGCTGTAGTAGTGCTTTTAACAGCATTTTCTTCAGTCCATGTTACTAAAGGTCGATCCTCTAGTGTAGGCATATTCATGATATCTCGTTTCATTGGAATGACTTTTACCTCATTTCGCATTCTTGGAGATTCTTGAATATCACGAATAAGCTCTGCTCGAAATTCATCTGGAAATAGATAACCTCCGTCAGATGCAGTTCCTTCAGACAATGCTTTTAGAACTGGTGCATTTCGTTGAACTAGTGCTTGGAAAAAACCAGTGATTTTTTCTTTAGATGTCATTTCATCTACACTTTTATTCATTAGCTTTTCAAGATTAATCAATTCAGATACTTTTTTATCAGTATTTGTATTCATTTTCTTTTGGATATCTTCAACCGCAGTTTTCAGTTTATCCATACCGATTGACTTCATGATTTTGTCAGCGGCTTCGTCGATTTTTTCATCAACGTCTTCTTCTTCGACTTCAGTTTCTTCAGTTTCTTCAACTGTTTCTTCTTCTTCGACTTCTACTTGTTCCAATGTTCCGTCTTCATCATTAGCGATGTAACTTTTTCCATTGATAACAATAACTTTTTTACTCATATGTTTATTTGCGTTTATTGTTTTGCTTTCTTTGCTTCGTGTAAAGCACTATTGCTTTCACGAGCGACTTTTTGTAGTTTTATCACCAAAGCTTGTAATATATCTGAATCATCAGATTTCTTTACTTCCTTTGGGTTTCGACCTTTTTTATTTTTACCACTTAATGCGTTTTCTTCTGGAGTCTTTGGCTTGTTAGCCATTAGAAGTTTCTCCAGTGCAGTGGTTGCCTGTTTATTTGAATCTATACAGTCTTGTATTAATGTTGCGTTTTTAAGTGACACAACCCGTCCTTCTTTTACTTCAATATTTTCAATTCCTTTAGTTTCTTTCTTATCTCGTTTTGCTTGTATTTCAGCAACTAATTTCTTTTGTTTTTCAATCTTATTAATTCCTTCAATTATTGATTTCTCCAATGGTATTTCATCTTCTACAGATATCATCAATGCTAAGTCAACTAATTCTTTCATATACGCTCCGCTATATCCTTCAGTTCGTTTAACTACATCTTCTAACGTTTTAGTTTCCAGTGTAATGAATCCGGCTAACATTTTCTCTCTTACATCTGCACTTGGTGCATTATATTCAAGTATGTCGTGAAATCGTCCTGGTCTATCTAGTAGTGCGTCTGGTAAGTTTTCAGGGTCATTAGATGTTAGTATCGTAATCAATCCTTTATTCTCACTTAGTCCATCCATTTCAGTTTTAAGTCCATCAGTTGTTCTACGATCTAACCAATTATCAATGTCTTCCATGAATAAAACAGTTGTGCCTAAATCTTTCGATATGCTATATGCAATAGAAATTAATGTACTTGGTGATTGATATGGATGACTTAAATCCTTAGCAGTTAACCAAATACAAGTACAATCTAATTCATTGAGCATTATTTTACCTGTTAGAGTTTTACCATTTCCTGGTAATCCATACATTAAAATTCCTCTGCTAGTGAAATCATCTTTCTTAGCTAATTTAATTGTTCTCTTAATTGCTTTTTCATTGTCTGTGCTTATATATAAATCTTTCCATTCTTTATTGCTCGGTGTCATGAATTCTCCAGTAAGTGAAAACTTTTCTCCACGTAAGAAATTATTCTCTTTTACCCAAACATGAATATCGTTCATTGTTTTTGTATTCAGATCTTTGTTCTTAACTGAACTAATAACTTCCATTTCCATTCCACCCCATACTGGATAGATTTTATATGCTAGTTTATTTTCATAAAATACAATTCCTTCAGTTAGTAAACTGTCTCGTTTGGCTGAGTTTAATTGAATATCTCCATATACTGGCGGATATTCCACTCCTTCCCAATTAAATCGGCGAGTCTCTAATGCTTTTGATTTAATTGCATTTTTAGGTGCTGAAAGATAACTTCCAATTAATGGCATTGGAATATTGAATTTATTCACATAAATATCCTTAGTTTCCACGCCCATATGTCTTCGATATAATGAAACTTCTTTATCTTGTTTCATTCCTTTTGTTTCCATATACACCTTGTTAAATGATGCTGGTAACTGAGGATTATATAGTTCAACTTTCTTTTTTCTAGGTTTATTTTTAACTTCTTTCTTTTCTTCTTTAATCTCTTTCTTATCATCCTTTACTGTTTCTGCGTTTTGTTCAGTTAACCATTCTTTGACTACAGTTGCTTCCTTTTCTCCGTAACTTTTAGCGGCAGTTAGACATTCTTGATTTGCTGGTATTGCTACTGCAGATATTTCAAGTAATTCATTTTTTCCACCGTCTCCTTCTCCTTTTGCGTCACGTTCTTCATCTGAATTTATTGCTCCAGGAATGAAACCAACGCTCCATGCTTTAAGAATTCCGCCTTTGTACATTGCACCAATATCTTTGCCTAACTGTGTTAGTGTATGAAATTTAGGTTCAAATACAAGTTGGTTATCTTTTATTCTAATTTTTGTAGCTATGCCAACAGTGAACTCCGGGTCATGCTTATGGCCTGCTTGAAGTACTGGGTTTCTTAGAAAATTTCTTAGATCCCAATCTTTCATTCTCAAATTATCGCCATGTCTATCTTTATCTTCAGTAGACGCGATTGCAATGAGTTTTCCATCTTTTTGCTTGGTAGTTGCTTCAATATGTTTCATTGACATATAATTATTTGTTTAGTATTGTTAGTATTTTTGTTATGTTATTATTTATGCTGTTTATTTTTTCATCTTGTTTCTTATTTATATCACTTTGTTCCTCCAATGACTTTTGTATATGTGTAAGATGATTTGTCTCTATAACGTGTACACTTTGTTTGATAAGTGAAATTTGTTCTTTGATTTCATAATTAGGTCTAATAACAAACATAATGAAAGAAAAAACTATTCCTATTATATAAATTATTACGCTTACCTCATGAAACAATATTTTTCTCACCTTGTTATCTCCATTTTCCATTTATTTTTATTATTCCCTATTTTCAACTTTAGCTCCGACACCAACTTTAAAATATAATAACCCTGATAAATCATCATTAATTGTAAGTGTCATTTTGTCGTCATCTTCAGCTTTTAATGTCACTACCTCATTAAACTGAACATTAAGTGATACCCATGAATTGCTTCCATCGGATCCTTTTCCGGTAACTCGTGCATTACTTAAACCCATGAAATCAATAAATTTATTTATAGTTGCTTCACTTATTGCTATTCCATTGTTTATTCTTTTATAATCAATTCCTGATGCTATTGATACTCCTAATAAGGTATCATATGGGATATATGGCATAGTTGGATATTCTACTGCTACTGTTCCATCATTGCTACTCGCAAGAACTACTTGGAGACTTTTTGCATGTAACCATGTTCCTAAAGTTGGTTTTAATGTGAATACTATTGGTATTCCAGTTTCTTCTAGTTGAATATCATCTAACCAATACTTAGGTGCTTTCCCTTCCTTAGCCTCTGCTTCTATTCTAACTGCATCTATAATTAATCCATCCAATCCCATATCGCCTAATGGAATAGTTATTTTGTGCCATGTGTCATAATCTAAATAATCAAAGTAATCACTTAAATCTACTTTATTACCAATTTGTGATGCTCCTCTATATCCATAAAAATCTACTGCATCTCCTAGTTTCCAATCCTTGTCAACATATACCCACATTGTAAATGAAACATATCCTATCAATGTTTGGTCGCTTCCTTTAGCTATTTCATACACATCACCGATTGGGGAATTATTATTTTTAATACTTAATGCCCCTCCTGTTGTATGGTTTTGTTCCCCATTATTAAACGCTGTTTTCCCACCTCCTATTATATCGGTTGCTGTCCATAATATTGAATCCGTTCCATCAAAAATCTTTACAGCCGTTCCTCCGAATGCGCCATTTTGATTCATATCAATTCCATATACGTCATTAGAAAAATATCCTAACTTATTATCAAAAGTCTTTAATGGTCTTGTTGCTACCACTAATGCGTTTTCTTCTTCACCATTAACTACGTTTGCCTCTAGTCCAGTTGCCGGATCTTTTATATTACTTTTGATACTCATATATTATTTACTTTTATTATGAAATGAAATACCCATACCAAATCTTATAGCTACCCCACCTGTTTCAACATATACTGTTAATACTTTATTCTTTGGTACTATAAATCCTGATGCTGGTGCTATTCTATTGCTATTTGCTTCTGCTCCTTTTGTAAATCCAAATACTACATTCCCCCCGCTTAGTCCTGTTATATCTACTCCTGTCAATGCTGTTACATCTGCCGCATTACCACTTCCTGCATTTCTATTAGCGGGTGTTGTTGCTGTTCCACCTATTGGAGTTCCTTCATCCCCTAATTTAATGCTAAATGATTCTGCAGTTGCTGAATAAATCATCATTTCAGAAACTATTAAATCCTCATTGCTGTTATTCTTTAAATACATGAAACAATCTCCTCCTCCGGTTGGGGTGACATTTGTAAATACACTATATGCTTGCCCATCAACGAGGTTTATCTCATGCTCTTTTGTGACTGTGACGGAAGCAGTTAATAGTTTATTATTTTCATCAACTCCTGCACTAAAACCTTTTCCTTTCCCGTCTTCTATTTTTATACTCATATATTTATTATTTTAATTATTCGTTTCCTTCTTCTTCGTAGCCTAAGACCATTATTCTAATTTTATCTGTTGCGTGATTTGCTACCTCTCCTTTTAAGTATAAATTTTTTCCGTATGTTAGTATTAAGCTACCATCAAACTTTATTGATTTAGTGTCTGTTGCGAATCTTACATCCACAACTTCTAAATCTCCGGATGTTACTACTAAATCTGTTTCTCCTGTGTATGCAGTCATCTCCAATACGGATGGCTCGGCTCTATTCATGTTAAGTGGAACTGATTTTGTGCCTCCGCTCGTATATGTTGCACCAACAAATAATTCTACCTTATTAGCTGTTCCAACTCCTGAAACTATAATCTCATTAATGAAGAATTTCTTATTTCCAAGATATTCTAAAAATAATATTCCTTCATTTGTTGCGGACGCTGTAAAATTTCTTCTACCATATATTGAATAAGCTCCTGCATTATTTCTTGATACAAAACTTAATCTACTTGTTGTGTTGCACACTGTTTGCAAATGGTTATCTTTATCTACTTGAGCTAGAAACCCTTTACCTGTACCATCTTTTATTTGACTCATATTTTTTATTAATTATCTATTTTATCCTCATCACTTAGTGTTGTATCTGTCATAAACGATACTTGTAAATTTAGATGTTTCAATTCTCTTAGTATATCTCGTAATAATTCTTCATGAACATCTTGTCCACTTTCTAACTCGTCTGTATTTATATCTAATGCGTTTATTCCATCTATAATGTCATTTTGTTTATCTTCTGTTGCTGGGTTTATTATTGCTTTATCTGAATTAAGTAATTGTGATACATTGTTTCCACCTCCTGAACCTCCAGGTAAATTAATACGAGGAAATAAATCTTTAATCACTTTACCATCTTTATCAATAAGTTTTACTGCAAGTGCCTTATCTGGATTCTCGTGTCGAGATGCGTTTATTTTAAATGTGCTGTCTTTTATTGTATTTACTGCACTTGTAATTAGTTCAGTTAATGTTGCAGTCAATTGAGTTAATGTAAATTGTTTGTACCAAATAGGCTTCTTTACTTTTACTTCGTTGACTTGGTTGCTTACCTTAATTTCAGTTGGAAACTCTTTTTGTTCTGGAAAATTATCAACTGTTATCTTTTTAGGAAACTCTTTTTGTTCTGGAAAATTAGTTATTTCTACTTTACGGTCTCTTGCGTCTTTAATGTTAGTAACTTTTATTTCAGTTACAGGATTGCTTACTTTAATTTCAGTTGGAAATTCTTTTTGGTTTGATACATTTATCTCAGTTGGAAATTCTCTGTCACATACATTAATTAACTCTTTTAGTAATGCATCTAATTTAACATTGTTTGTTTCTAATAGATTTTTATTAAGAAGCTCATTCAATTCCTGTACTGCACTGATTAGTTCCTTTTCCTTACCATTGCTTGTAGCTGTATTCTTTCTGATTCTATCAAACACTTCTGATAATTCTTTTGAGTTAACATCATTGAAGTCATTTGACTTTTCAAGTTTATTTAAAATATCAGATAGTAATCGTAAAGATTTCTTTTCTTTTACTTCGGACTTTGTGCCTAATATTTTATCTAATTTTTTTAACTTATTCATTATCCCGTTTATTATTTTCTTCCTCAAGCAATGATACTCGTATGTCGTCTAGCTCCATTTTCTTTTGTTGTATTTGTTCCAATTCTGCTATTTTTTCTTTTTCTAGTTTACTATTTGATTCAGTTATCTTTTTCTTTTCATCGTTTAGTTCTGCTATTTTTTTATTGTATTCATCTATAATATCACTTGACTGTCTAATAGTAACTGTCTTTGTTTTTGTTTTAGTCTTTGGTTTCTCTATTGTCTTTGCCTTAATAAATACGGGCGCTATAAAACATCTACATCTAGGATGGGCAGGTGGATAACCAACATCACTATAATCAAAGTTATATTTATTACCCTCAGTTGTTATAGTTGAGTCTCCTTTTTCAAAAAATAATGTACCTAAATCTACTGTTTTTCCATCTAATGGAACACAGATTGGACATGCCCCTGGATTAGTTTGCCACTGTTTAGCTTCAATTACGCCACTATCAATAAATGATTTTTCAGTTGACTGATTTGTATATCGTGCTGTTTCTGTTTCACTTATCAGTTTAGCCCTAGCGTTGCTTGCTTCAGTAAATATATTTTTTATTCGTATTGTAATGTCATTGACTCCTTCATTATTTCTAATTCCCGCTTCAATGGCTTTTTGCATTTTTATATTTGTTGTTTCGGTAACCCCTTTTGCCATTAACTTAACATCTCTTGTTATTTTAGACTTAATCCCAGTCATATCTATTTCTTCATCAGGAAGATTGATAAGGTCATATGTTTCATTTCCCGACGCTTTAAATAGTGCAAGTAAAATAGGTGTTAGTAATAGTGTTGTTTTTTTAGATTCCTTTTCTTCATCTAATAGTAAATCATTAATATCAATATCATCTTTTTTAAGATTCACTGGTAATAATGCTTCTTTTCGTTTGTCTTCTGGTATTTGTTTTCTTAGTTTTTTCAGTGTTTGTTTTTCTTGTGTTTGAAATATATCGCTTTGTTTCTTTTCAACTTTTATTTGATATTTTTCATACATTGCATTTTTCGTCACCCACCATTCTTTTCTTTCTTCACTTGATAGACTTCCATCTGCGATTGCATCTTCTTCCTTAATCTTTTTTTCTATTGCCTTAAATTTAATTTTTTGTTTCTTTATTTTTTGGTTCTTCAAGTCAGATACTAATTTCTTTTTGATATCTTCTTTAATATCTTTAAATATCTTATCGTAATTTCCTGGTCTATATTTTCTAGAATTTAATTGTTTTACTCTATCACCTTTAGCTTTGATTGATTTATCAGGTGTAACTGTGCCACCATTTGCACTAAGTGGTGCTAAGTTTTGGGGTAAGTGTGGAACATCAAATCCAGGAATAGGTTCTAATCCTTCGAAAGATCTAACTTCATTTATTGTTAACCATCCATTTTTTATTCCACTATCATATTTACTTAGCTTTTCATTCTGGTCATCACTAACTGGACTTGTAAAATCTAAGTATTGATTTTCTGTTCCCTCAAACATTGGAACATAGAATTCATTTAATTGTTGAATTATTCTTTCCATTTTTGGTTTAATTGTAAACCGTTGATATATTTCAATTGCTGTTTTTGCGTTCGCTAAGTTAACGCCATCTGTTTGCGATAGGATGGCTTTAGGAACTCTGAATATTCCAAGTATTTTATCTCTACTGAATTTTAGCTGTTCGTTGAAGTCTAAGTCTTTTTGATTGAACCCAAACTGTTTTGCTTCCATGTCACCAAATAATACCATTGCTTTATGTGCATTTTCTGTTCCTTGATATGATTTTTTTAAACTGCTTTTCAATGTTTCTCTTTGTTCAGGAGACATCTGTTCCATATTTTTTACAGTCAAAAGTACATCAGGTCTAGCTGAGTTTTTAAAGAAATTATAATTCCAATCCTCTGAAGCATTATCAATATCAACTGTTTTTGCGGCCGCTTGTAATACACCAAGGCCCCTAAATGGATTAGCGGGATTTGGATATTTTACAAATATTATATCTTCAGGTGCTAATGGTATTCTTTCACCATCTGGAAGTGTATATATGTATCCTTTAATTATGTCTTGTTTATCTGCTACAGGATATAGTCTATCTGGACGTAGAAAAAAGATACCAGTTGGTTGTCCATTTTCACGTTCAATAAACCAAGGTGATTCACCTGTTAATTCTAAATATGCTGTAGTCAACCAAAAGTGGTCGAACTTAGTTGTGAAATTATTTACTTTAAACAGTACATCCAAAATTGGACTTTCATTAATTTCTTCTATTTCACCATTTGATTTTCTTTCATACAATTTTATGTCTATTCCTCCTATTTCATCTGAGATAGATGAGACGCAAGAAAAAACCCAGCTTTTCATTTCTTCTAAAAACTGCGTTTGGTTTGTTACGCTATAATCTAATTCACCATATGTTGAAACTTCATATCCTGTTGGATTCTTTGTCTTGTTTGATGGTTGTTGAGGGGTTTGTTTTTGAGTTCCGAAAAACTGCTGTATATTTTTGAGTAAGCCCATGCAATAAAAAATTACCGAAGTATTAATTCAGCTCTTAGGCTTTGGGCTAGATTCTCAGTCATTCTCGTAGGATATGACAATATACCTATTCCATTATATTTATATGCAGATGAATTCCGCGAAAGGACAGATGCCCTCATAAATATATTTTATTCTATTATATATATTATATAGTATATTTGAAAAAAAGTCAATAGCTAAGATAAACTATCCTCAACATTTTTAATATACTTCCTTATATTACGCTTATTTGATGCTACCAATTGTGCTCCAGTATATTCTTCTGCACATCTTTTACATTTATATAATTTTTTTAGGTTTAAAAATGGCTTGTCTGATTTATATACGATTGCACCACAGGACTTTCGTTTACAGTGGAAAATATATTCACTCATTGGAGTTGTATAGTATAAAAACTTTAATAATTTAAATAAATTACCTTTGTTATACATTCTTTTTATATACAATTTTATTACTTTGTTTTTATATTTTCGAAATAACATCTTTCATTTCTTGAACACTAAATTTAATATCCCATTTATCTTTCAGTTCTTGAGTTCGTAACTCTATTTCTTTGATACGCTCTTTAGGATGCATTAATAATTTTAGTTGAATATCATCTTCAGCTACAGGAATACCAAGTGCCCATGCAATTAGTGTCTTATTGTTTGATTTAAATTTCCATTTACCTGATAATGTTTTTGGATTCAATATTATATCTCCTTGCATTAAATGTGTCTTATAGGTATCCTCTTTGAATTTATAATTTGTTATTTCAATCTTCTTAGTTGTGTTTGAATTAAATGTAGTATTTGATACTACTAACAATTCTAAATTATTCCTTACTAATTCATTAACTGCAGACGCAAGAACATCAAAATTCTGTGAGTAGCCAAACCATAATGCTTTAGTTGCCGTTCCTTCATGTACTTTCTTTTCCTGGAACTCATTCAAATCTACTCTATCTGGAATAACATATATAGGTTTATCAGTGAATTTACTTATTGCTTCCTTCATTGATTCAGTTGGCACTGTTATTGCGTCCATTAAATCAATCATTTCCTTTACTCTATATGCCCAATGCAACCAGTCAGGGTCACATATATCAAGTATCTTTTTTCCATTGAATACTTTAGCATGTTCTACCCAATATGATTTTTGGTAGATTACTGTATCATATTGTTCTCCTTGTCTAAATATTTCAGCTTCTTTCCAGTTATTTGCTAACCATTCTCCACGAATACGAGAGCTTCCAATATTCTTACGTCCTTCATATTTGGCAAAAGTTATAATTCCTATTTTCATATGTTTATGCATCGCTAGTTAATAAACCAATAATTGCTATAACAACTATTAAAAAAATTCCTAATCCAGATGAAAGTAATATTGGTGATAATATCCAGAACCAAGACCAGGCTATTACTCCTCCTAGTTTCAATCCAATAAATAAAATTGTTAGTAATCCAACGAATCCAATTCCTGACGATGTGTTTGGTGTTGTACTCATATTTTTGAAGTTATATATTATATCAGGTTTGTACTTTAAATGGCAGTACGGCCTGTTTGTTTGCGAATTACGCTATGTTGTATGTAAAGCCCACAATGAAGTGAGCTAGATAATTTAGATAGAACCCATTAGTTGTTTCTTTATCTTCATTATCTCTTGTTTTTTTAATCGTTCCTGTTCTTGTAAGTTATGTAACTCACGAACAAGACGATTATACTTGTCTAAGGGATTTTCCATTATTTCTCCAATTCTTTCCAATAGTTTAAACAGTTATTTATATACTCTTTTATTTTTTTTAAATCCTTTTCTTTTGATATTATTCCATTGTTTTCATACTCGCCATGTCTTATTACTTGCCATGCTATTTTAATTCTATCCCACATGCCATAGATTTGACATCCGTTTATTGATATATATAGCTCAGGATATTCATGTTCATCATCTTCATCTCTAGTAAATGATATTAAGTTAAGATATTCATTGTCACAATACGAACATTGAACTATTAGTTTATACTGTGGCTTCTCAACTGACCTACATAATTTTTTGCTATTACATTCATCGCACATATTAGTCCCAAAGATTATTGAAATGAGTTATAAACATCTTCGCTTTCTTTTCAGCATCTTTCATTATTTTATTATATTCCTTGTTTGCGTCTTTTGATCTATTTGGATATTTGGTTATGTACATATCATATAGTATATCATCATGTCCAACTAACGTTTCAAAACCTTCTATCATTTCAGTAAGAATTCTTTTTTCATTAGCAATTGATTTCTCATCGTCTATATCACCGTCTTTCCCATTTACATATACTGGAAAACTAATTGTTGTTTTATCAATATCACGAAATTGTTTCAGTACATCAATAATAACTGGACCTAGTGAATCATCTATGCCCCATGCATAAGTGTCATCATATCCTCTAATTCCCCGTTGAAAGAACCATTTAATTTCTCTTACCCAATGTAATTTTACTGCACCAACAACAATGAAATATAGTTTCCACCATCCATTGTGAACTAACATAATAAACGAATGCTTTTCAAACCACTTTTCTTTTCTTGTGTTCTCTTGTATGTAAGTATCTATAGTTTTCATGGTTATTTATTATATTCATTATATGCTATCTCTTCTTTAATCCTCTTTATCTGCTTCTTACAAAATAATCTTTTATACCATGGTAGTGATAAAAAATCAATGTACTCTGTAAGTGCTATTAGCGTTCCCATCTTTTTTCCTTTTCTAAATTCTGTTTCAAGATGAGCACTGCTAATTTCAATTAGTTCATTAAATATTTTCCTGTCATCTATTTTTACATAATACTTCTTACTTTCTCCACTTCCCCATCTAACTTCTTTTAGTTCGTAAGTATCTTCATCGAAAGTTATTGCTATATCTGATGGCTCTTCATCCTCTTTAAGGCACATTGCACTTATCCCAGACCTTTTAGCAATTCTGAGTATTTGTCTAGGTTCTATATTTAATAATTCTTTTTTAATGTCTATTTTTGTTATCTCCATATTACTTAGTTATAAATGCAATGAGTCCATACAAGAAAAATCCCCAAAAGAATACTCCGCCCATAGTCATTGCTAATATTATTCTTGAATAATAATCCATGCTATTTTATTACTTTTTTCAATACTTCACTCCATTCACCTAAGAATGCGTCAAGACTGAATAATTTAAGTGCAGTTTCACGACCTTTTTGACCTATTGTTATTGCTTTTTTATAATCATATATTAATCCTTCAATTAGATCTGCAACATATTTTGGATTACGTAATGCTTTAAAACTGTTTTCACCATCTACTAGAAACTCTTCTGAGTCTTGATTAAATGTACTTACCACACAACATCCAGAAAACATTGCTTCAGTTCGTGAACGTGGCATTGGACTATGGCGTGTTGGATTGAAGTATACTAAACTTCTGCCAAGAAATTCTCGATACTCTGTCCAGTCTTTAAACTTTGCGTCTACAGTTATATGACAATGTTCTATATTACGTTCACTTAGTTCTTCTTTTACTTTTGCTAGAAATATTCTATCATAATATTTATCTAATCCGCCTGGGCTAATCATTGTAGTGACACGTGGTTCTTTTGGTAAATCAAACCATTCATCCTCTTTCATTCCATGCCATATTGTTTTAGCATTTGGATGATTTTCAAACCCCCATTGTCTTTGAGCTGTCTTGCTGTTGAATATAAAGTAACTGCAGTCTCTTGTTAGATGTTTAAATATATCTATTAATGCACTACTCATTCCTATTTGATGTTTAGTGTATCCTTTCTTCTTATAATTATCGTGAGTAATATCACAACTAAACATTTCAGGATAATATGGTGTGCCATGCATTAGAACTATTTTTGGAACATCAGTAATTACTTTATTAAGTTCTCTGAATAAACTTCCTTTTCCTCGCTCAAGTAATGATGGTTCTAAACATTGTTGGTCTAAGTGCAGTAAAGCAAAATCATATTTACCTTTTTCATAATGTGGAACCCAGTTGAAGTTATAATCTTCTTTAGGTCCTCTAGGCATACTTGCAAAATGTCGTCTATGATTTACAAGCCAGTCCCAATCTACATTTGGTATTCTATTCAGTTCAAATTGGTGGGCTAGGTGCCATGGGTGATTAAATCCTTTGTATTTGTTCATAATATTATTATACAGTATTAATTGAAATTATTAAATGGCTAATTATATTTCATTATAATATCTTATCAATTATACCAAACTTCAGTGCTTGGTTTGCTGTGATAAATGTATCTAGGTTTGAGTTCATAAACTTATCAATTTCAGGTGCTTTCATTTTAGTATTCTTTTTGATTATATCTATCAATAATTTATTCAGTTCATCTACACGCTTTACATCCTCTTTCATTTGAGTTATCTTTCCATCTGCTCCTGAGGCAACTTCATGCATTAATATTTGACTATGCTTTAATGCAAATCTATGTCCTTTGTGACCACATAGCAGTAACATACACCCAGCTGAATATGCCTTACCAGTTACAATTGTCTTAATAGGTTTATCTGACCCAGCAATTATATCTACCAAAGGAAGCAATGCATCTACCTGCCCTCCATGACTGTTAATATATATTGCTATCTGTGGAATGTTATTATCCTCCATACACTGCACGATATCAAAGAACACTCGTTCATATAGAATATCAGTGAAGTCCTCATTGATAATTATAATTCCTTTTGTTAATAATTCTTTTCTACGTTTGCTTATACTTTCCTTGTTTACTTCACTTGTGACTTTTTGCATATAATGTCTAATAAGTTTTTTAAGTTATTACTATTTACTTTCATCTTACGTTTTTTCTTTTTATCTCTCTTTTTGTTTTTATGTTTCATTCTTTGCAGTATATTCATATTATTAATGATTTTCTCCTGCATACATTTTAAATAGTTTATGTTTCATATTTATTATATTGTTTCGCTTTTCTGTTGTACGTTTGGATGTTAACATCTCACTACACTTTGCGTCTTTAATTAATAGAAATGTTCCTCCTTGTTTTACCCATCTGGTTCTAATTTCCTGACTCATTCCACCATACTCATTCATTCGTTCACAAAACATTCCAAAGACAAAGAACTCATATCGTCTTACTGCTGAAAAGTTTTCAACAAATGATTTCTTTCCTGTTCCTTTGTTTCCAAATACCCACACTTTCTTTTTATCTATTATACTGAGTGCTGTGTTGAAAGTTAGCATAGCATCATCCTCTGGTAATAATCTACTGTCATTGAATACTAATATTTCCCCAATGCTTTCGATTGCTCCTAAGTTACGTGCTAGTGCTAAGTTATATCCATCTTTATTCGTATATACTTGTTTAACTGGAATATTATATCTATCTAACATTTCATCATATGAACATACCCCTTCATCCATTGCTACTATAGCTTCAATTGGTGTTTGTTGTTTATCTAGTTGTTCTAGTATTTTATGTACATTATCTAATCTATCTTCAGTTGTTGGAATAATTACGCTTGTTATCTGCTTGAAGTTTGCGTTTAGTTTTTGGTACAATATATCATATTCTCTAGCCATTCTAGATTGTGTCATATTCTTTACTGTTTCCCATGCATTCTTTCTTAAAGTATTTCTTAGTTCTTTGTCATTCATTAGTTCATCTACAGCGTCTTGTAGTGCTTCCTTGTCTTCAAATGGAATCATTAGGCAATTAACTCTATTCTTACCAATATCATTAGCTACTCCGTTTGGTGTTGTAATTACTGGAACTCCACAAGCCATTGCTTCAAGATATTCTAATGTGCCTTCTTCATACCCATCTTTACTATTACCAATATAACAGCTTAGACTTCTATAATAATCTACACGCTCATCATCTTCACATTGCATAAAGCTAAAATCAATATACTTTTCAGGGTCATTATTTGTGACTTCTAATACTTCAGTCCATGCTTTATCTTGTCTACCCATAAACCCACACATATATCCTAAATTCTTACATGCTCTAATAATATCTGGTAATCCTTTCCATATACACATTCTTCCAGCATACCCGATTCGAATGTCTTTAGGTTCATCGCTTGAATAAGTAAAGTGTTCTAAATCTATTCCATGATTGATTACTTGTACTTTATTTTCTGGCTGATTATATTTCTGTACTAATAGGTCCTTACATTTTTTAGTATGTGTAACTAGATAATCCACACCTATATTTAACCAATCTTTATGTCCCAATGCTTTATCTCTTTGGTTGTGGTGTGTAAGTATTATTTTATATTCTTTCAGTTCAGGTAGTGCCTCAAGTAATTGAGAACATGATCTATAGTATTCAAAATGTATAACATCTGGTTTAAATTCGTTCACTGTTTTTAAAAAGTCTTGTTGTACTGCAACATCGCCAGCATCTCTAGGATGCACATATTTACATTTCCAATTGAAATGTGGGTTATGTTTTATCTTCGCTTGTGCTAGTTGGTCTATTGCCCAATTTGGTGTGTCAACACATATTAGGATTCTCATATTGTTTTAAATTATATTTTAATTCTGGATGATATAATGGGTGACATCTTCTACATAAGGTCAATCCATTAGATATTTCTAATCTTAGTTTTGGATATTTATCATAACTCTTAATATGATGTGGTAATATTTTTTCAATATCCATTTCACCACATTTATGACAGGTATAGTTATCTCTTTTAAATACTTCTTCCCTCCATCTATTCCATAAAACTGAATTACGTTTATCGCTTTTAGCCTCAACATAACTTTCATGCCCGTCCTTGAATTGTGTTTTAGCCCAGTTTGCTTTATTATCTGACCCCATACATTTTTGAGAACAGTACTTAGCAATATCTTCCCTGTAATTATGAACTGTAAATGTTTTATTACATACTAAACATATTTTAGTAATCATACTCTGGGCATATTAATATCTTCATCTTATTTTTTATTAATCTTTTTATTTATTGGACTTAAATTGAAATATAGCAAGTTAACTTCATCTATCCTGCCCTCATTATTATATTTAGTAGGAATGAATGCAGGTGAAATATAAAAATTATCTAATCCTATTGCATTAATTACATCATCAATAATATCAAAATCAAATGATACTCCATCCTCATCCTCTTTAATTATTGTTTTACCTATAACTCTAGACATATCATGCCCACTAATTACTATTGGATTTTCTCTATAGTCTTTTAAACTATCTTTAGTTAAATTATATAGCATGAATATTTTCATAAGAATTTTTTTAAATATTTTATTCTATCTTTTTGAGTTACCATTTTTGTTAAGTAGTATTCCCATCCAGTCATTCTAGTTACACAATAACTTTCACAACCAGGACACCCGTCACAATCACATTCAGTTGATGCTTCTCCCCATAGAGATTTAGCGAAATCTAAATCAAATATTATTTCTTCATAGCATGTACCAGTCTTCTTATCAAAACTAATCATTATCACATTTTTGTTTCCCCATACTACACTATGAAATTTACCATATTTAGTAAATCCATTATTAACTGCTTGCTTTATTACTTTGGTTAGTATTTTTTCTGGTGTCATATGAATTTTTTTAAATAATTAATAGGATTTTCCTCCACTACCATTTGGTGTAAGTGCATTTCCCATTGCATGATTTCTCTAGGAGCCTTTCCGTTTGTTGATGCTTTCATAATACCTGTTCCTTTTTCTCCAAAGAACGCTTTTGCAAAGTCATGTGAGAAAATATATCCTCTAACTAAATCCATCCTTAAATTATTACCATATAGATTATGTATACTATCATTAAAAATACCTAATAATATTATATGGTTTCCAGCTTTAGCTATTACTTTTTGTAGTATATCTCTATCAGTCATATTAAGAAGTAGGCCCATTATTCCACCAGTTCCAATCAAAAGATGAATTATTTATTGGATAGTATGGAATTGTCTGGATATTTTTATTTACTTGTTTCTGTAAGTCTTCTATTTTCTTCTCTAGTTCCTCAATTCGTAGTTGTTCTTTTGATTTAGGTCCTTCTTTTGGTTCTGTTTCTGCGATTATTTGTATTCTAACTGGCTTATCATTTAACTTTCTATCTTTGTTACGTATTGTACGTTTAAGTTCTGAAATCATTTCATTGAATATTACCTCGCCAAGGTTAATACCACTATCATAAAATGCGTTTTTAGTTAGTGATGCATTTACTTGTACTTTTTTCATTTATTTATATTTATTAATTTATATCATTACCACTTTATCCATTAACCCAAACTTAACAAAGTATTTCATTATTCTATCTTCTATCATCTTTTGATATTTTAGGTCTGGATTATCTCTTATCTCATCTACCTCAAAGTCAAAGTCATGTTTTATTTTGCAAAATAATATCTTATAGTCGTCTCCTTGATAGCGTGTTAGATGTTCTGTCTTGAATAGTTTATATAGTTTCTTATATTCGTCTTCTTTAATGTCTTCGGAGTATGCAAGTATATCTATTAAGCACCTATCAAAAATAACCGCTTCATCCCATAGAGCAGTTTCAATCTGTGCCTGATAAGCAAAATAGAGCATCTGAAAATCAGTAAACTCTGTCTTATCCATCGTCCTTGGTGTCTTATTCATTTTAGAGAGTAATGTTCTTGCCCCCTCCTTCACATAAAGATACTCAGTAAATACCTTTTTGTAATCATTAAATAATGTTGTCTTCCCAGTTCCATGAGAACCACTTATTATTAATTTCATTTGTATATCTAAATAATTAGATACATTATTTTTACATCCTTTATTATATTATATAATATTATATATGATTGGACAATAGCTAAAAATTCACTAGGATTAAATTAATAATCCTAGCAAAATTGTGGAGAAGCTTTTATTACAACATCACTCCTTTGGTTGCTTAGACTTCATTATATTCATGATCCATACAATCTATACAATGACTAGTTAAATTAAGATAAGTATATTCCGGTCCTTCCGCAATGCATTTATCAATAAATGAACAACAGATACATCTACGTGTTATAGTGTATACTTTAGTTATTTTTTCCTCACATCCATATACGCTACCACATAATCCACATACCATGATACTACATTTTGCTTCCATTTTATTTTCCTTTTTTAATAAAATCATTTGTGAATTTACGAAAATATTTTACCATATAATCTAACCCATAGTATCCGAATAACTGACAAATAGTATTTATACCTATTCGTCTTATGTCTTTGCGTAATGCATGAATTAATGTGCTATGCAGTTTTATGTGGCAACTATTACATAATGTAGCAATAGTATTATTATCTTTCTTACCAAAATATTCTTTTGGAAAAACGTGGTGACCTGCTAAGTAATTTTTTACTAGCTTGCCTTTACGTGTAGTGAACTCTTCAAGATGGTCTGCATCTCTACCGCATTTCTGACAACAGTTATCTTTTACCATCGTCAAACTCTTTCTTTTTCTTCTCGTATATAAACTTAGTATATGGACATTTGGTAGGGTTACTATATGCCCCACAACATCTACACCATTCTCTTCCACTTAACATGCATCCATATATGACACCTGTTTCTGAGTCAATCATTAATGTTCTCATCTCACTCCTAATTTAGATAGTGTATTTTTATTTTTAGTTTCGTTGCGAACAGTTGATAGATGTATGCAGTATTGCTTGTCTGCCAGTCTGGAAGCACAATCATCGCCTTACATTTACTTAGATGATGTAAACACACCATTACTCCTTCATCCCATGTAGGGTCACGTAATAGTTTATTTTGTAGTACCTCATTAATCTCATATGGATTAACTGCTACATTACCTTCACGCTCGATATTGTCTACACACTTTTGAAATTGCTCTCTTGTATGTGTAGAATTACCACTTATAAAAACTCTCATAATGAAATCTCCTTATTGTAATGAACTATTTATTATGTAATATTATGTTAGATACTCTTTCAAAAGGTATCATTGGGTCACTTGTTTGATGTCTATATACTGTACCATTTTCAAGTTCAATATATAACCCAGTTCCATTTTCATCGAAATCATCGTAGTATATATTTTTTACTTTTATCATAATGTTTTTTCTACTATATTATATCCGCTTATTTTTTCACTTAATTCGTTGCAGTTGCATTTCTTACATTTAAGAAACCCTAGTGAATAAGTGATTGTACTTCCCTTTGGTATTTTAACTGTTTGTTTTGTTCCACAGTTTTTGCATACTGTTCGTACGGTGTAAATTAATTTATCCATATTTTTATTATTATCGTCCTCTATTATTTGGGTATAGTCCTGCTACTATATCAGATTGAAATACTTCCTTAGTATCTATGTTCATTATACTAAGCTTTCCTTCCCATCCTCCTCCAGTATCAACGAACCATACATTTGCATAGTTTGCAGGAAATTTACTCAACTCCCAGATGCTTGTATGCCCTACATATATTTCATTGAACTCTATTAAAGGTTTTAAGTTATGTCTGTTGTCCCATAAGTCTCTATCCCATGTTAGAAAATCAGTATCACATTCATCAATGGAGATTCCTTTCTGTGATACTCCCCCATGAACAAAACAATTATTCTTTTCATCTATATAATAATAGGGGCATTTCTCCAAAAACTCACGATGCTTCTTCCATGTTTTTAATTCTGCATTAGCAATATATGAATCAATAGTTGCTTGTCCGCCTTGCATAGTCCATATAGACGGGGTAGCACCAACAGTTAACCAATTAAGTAACCATATATCATGATTGCCTAATACATATATTAAATTCTTTATTTTTAATAGTTCCTCAAAACATTCTGTAGTATCAGGCCAACTATCACAAGTATCCCCAAGACAAATAAGCTTATCCTTTTTATAGTCAAACTTGCTTCTATCTAAACATTGCATTAATGATTTATAACCACCGTGCATATCTCCTATTACGAATGTTTTCATATTGTTATTTTAAAAGTTCCCATATTCACATTGGAGGCATTTAAGTCCTAGTTCTCTCCATAGATTGACCACTTGGTCTCTATCGTCTAGGCACATAAATATCCTGTTATAATTCTTTATATATTTTTCATAGATTTCTTTCTTCACATCGTAGTCAGGTCTATTGTCTCCTGCTTTACGCATATATAGCTCATCATATGATATAAGGTTATCTTCTAACCATTGTACTGTTTCTTCTTTGCACACATCTTCACGTCCACTGCATAGAATTATATTAAATCCACTTTTAAAATATTTCTGTATTATATCAACTACTACTACATCACATATATCTGTTCCTACTTTATCATACTGGAATGGACTTCTTTTGTCCATATGGGCAAGTGTACCATCTATGTCACATATAATAGAATTAGGTATTCCTTTCTTTGAAATAAATTCTCCTTTAGGTTTATTATCTCTTAGGTATCTTGCATGTATATCCCATATAACTTTTTTGCCTACTGGGTTATCACGTTTAGCGTCTCGTTCAATACAAGTCCATACAGGAGTATCAAATACTTGTAACTCAATCATTACATTATCCATTCTAAATAAATGGTTTTTTATATCTTGCACATGCTTACCAAAATTAGTATCATCTACTATTACATTATATCCTGCTTCTAATGTTTGCATAATTAATGTATCTCTAACAGCTATTATATTACGTTCATTTTCTTTAGACCATTTACTATTATCTATCATTGCTCTTAGGTCATCTTTGTTTATTCTCTTATAGCTCTTATCTTTTTTTACAAGTTCCTTTGCCCATGTGGATTTACCACTAGCAGGAAGTCCTTGTAGTATTATTACTTTTCTCATACTATCTTATTACTTTAAATAATTTATCGTTTAGTATCACATCATACTCGAAGCAGTTATATTCTTCAAAAAACTCAGAGCTTGGTTCTTTACAAAATTTGTTCTGTCCAAAATTAAACCCTCCTCCTTTTAGAAAGAATAAATCACCTTTCTTTAATTCTTGTTCACCATCAATGCTAAATTTATCTGTTATTGCTTGATATGTAAATGATTGTATTTTGCACATCTGTGGCTCTTTGCATACTTCACACACTTCGCATTTATTATACACGTTTTTCTCAACTTCTACAACCTTCTCAATTATGATTTCTTTTTCTATTATTATTGGTTCAGGGTTATACATTATACTATGTATAGCGACAGCACATATAACAGCAAAAACTATGACTGTATAAATTAATTTCTCCATATTTTACTTATTTATTAAATTGATTTTATTCTCTAGCATATCTTCTAAGTCAATCTTATTTCTTTTTCCATCCATTTTATCTTCTAAACATGATTTACAAATATTAAATCCTCTCCATTTAAAAGCTCGTTTATATACAAATCCTAACCCAATGCATCTTCCACACCTTTCACAAAATTGTCCTCTTATATACTTTCTTAATTTAGTTAGGTATAGTAATCCAAATATCTGATTGACCCTAAGTTTAATTGTTCTTGTACGTTTAGTTGACATAAGCATGGTATTAATTATAATAAGTTAGGTGTAGTATATTGTTAGTATCTTTTCATAGTATTGTTTTTATTGAGTTTAATTTAGTTATATTATATTGTTATTTATTCTTTACGTCAAGTTGTTATTACCTATTAATTATCTCTAGTTTATGTGTCCAATAAGTATGTAAGAATGTTCTCCAGTTAGTTATAAATATGTAGGCATAGTTTAGTCCGTCTCTATGTATTGCATCTGATTTTAGATATTCTATTTTGCCTATCCATTCCTTACCAGTTTTATCAAATGTTCTACAAGTATCTTCAGTACGTATCATTCTACCATTTTTATCTCTGCATTTAGTTTTGTAGTATTTATGTTTCATTTAGCTGTTCTATTATGTTGGTTAAGGCTTGGTTATGTCCTGCTTCGTATCCAGGAACTTGTCCTTTTATTATATTACCATCTAGCATTTCTATAAACTCTTGTTTTTGTTCTTCTAGGGCTTGTTTGAGGAATCCTGTTATTAGTACTTTTGTTTCACATGGATTTATATCTTTATCCTTATGTATAGTACACCCACCTACACCAGTTACAAATAACTCATCAAACTCTTTTAGTTTTTTATTTATCATAGTTTTGTTCTTAGATGTGTTACTTGAGTTTTTAGAAACTTTATCTCCTCAGATATTAAATCATTTTCTATTATAGTTAGAATCTTTATCATTAGCTCTTTCTCTTCTATGTCTTTTTCTATTGTATATGGAGTTTCTATCATATGTTATAAGTTTTATCAATGTAAAAACGAATTATGCTGACTTCCTTTATGAAGTATATTAATCCTCTTGCTTTTAGTATACCAAATGTCATACCTGGTCTAAGTATACTTAAACAATATTCTCTATATTGAAATTCATAAGCTGTTGCACCAATCATAGTATTTAAGTATTATTATCATTTAGACCCATTGCATCTTTTTCTTCTTCTAGTCCTTTAGCATAGCACTCTTCACAATAATATACATTAGGTTCCTTTACGGTTGCTTGCTCTTCTCCTTCTGGTAATAGTGCGAAATAAAATCTTACTGTTTCCATATTAATATAGTTATTAGTTTATATTAGCTTGTCGTCCTTTAGTATATTGTTTATAATATCTTTTACTATTTCTTCACCATCAGGTCCTTTCTCTGTATATTGATAATCGTCTTCTGTTATTTCGTTTTCTATTATTTCTTCTATTTGGTCTGATTCTTTCATATCGTTACCTCGCTTTATTTCATCTCTTATATTTAATAGTATTTCTAGTCCTATCTTAACTACTGAGAATATAGGTGTCACAAAATCTAATTCGTCTATTTCACATTGTATATGTTCAGTTGATTTCATATTGCTTATATATTATTTAATAAATTCTCTATCTACAATACAATGATCTGCTGGAACGTTTAAATCTTTCTCCATTTTTTTTTAACTACTTCATGCATATCAATACCTGTAAATAATATCATTGTTTGTCTTAGGCTTGTTCCTGCCTCCTTACATAGAATCTCTAGTTGCTCCTGGGTTAATTTGTCTTTATGATGGTCGAATAGTTTAGCTGTAAATACTTCCATTAAGATAAGTAATGCATTCTCTAGGTCTGTTTCACTATACTCTCTATATACTCCTGAATTTTCAAGCACAGTCATTGCTAGTTTATCAATGTCTTTTTTAAAATTTATCATATATTAGTTTAAATATTTTTTACTTATTTTTATAACTTCTTCTCTCATTGGGGTTGTCATATTATTTAAATCTAATTGTAGCTCCTTTAAATAAAAAGCCTGCACACCCCGTACCGTCTATAGTATTTTCACCCTTCTTTGCACTAAATCCAGTTCTATAAAAATCATCCTCCCCACAACCCAAAATATCCATTCCAGTGATAACAATATCTGTATATCCTTGCTTTTTTAGCAAGTCAGTAGTTTTGTCTGGCTTTGTTAAACACCCAGTAGTTAGTAAAATACATAGTGTTGATAATAATAGTAGTTTTTTCATACTTTCAATGTTAAATAAATTATTCCCAGTACCCCTATCCCAATTTTGTTATATTATTTATTCTAGATTCTGCTATTTTTATATATTCCTCATCCATCTCTATACCTATAAAATCTCTATTAGTGTTCTTGCAAGCTACTCCAGTAGTTCCTGATCCCATGAAAGGATCTAGCACTATTCCTCCTGTTGGTGTTTTGGTTAGGGTACATAGATATTCCATTAGTTTGAGTGGTTTTACTGTGGGGTGGTTGTTTCTCTGGATATTATCGTGTCTTTGGTATGCATTTTCAATGTGTTTTTCTCTACCATCATGACTAGCGTTTTTTTCATTCAGTTTATCACACCCTACGTTCCTCTCGCTTTTACTAGCTTTTGCACAATAGAAGAATCTTGATGCTCCTCCCTTGCTTCCATCACAGCCTTTTGTATATTTCATTTTCGCTCCGACTCTATTCCAAACATTATCTTTTTGTGGTTGTTGTTTTCGTGAACCACTCTTTAACTCCCCACTCTGTTCATCTAACATCTTGCTACTACTCTCTGGACTTATAATGGAATATCCAGTAGGTCTGAAATATTGCAACCACGCTTTTGGCACATCTCCAGCAAGAACCTCAATCTCTT